TTTGCCAACCCCGAGACGATGACCAAAGCCCAGGCGCAGGCCCGGGAAGTCCTCATCGATGTCGGCTTCGGCGAAGACGAGCTGGCGGCGCTGTGGGAACAGGGCAACCCCCTCTCCCTCCGCGATCACCGCGTGATGTTGCTCGTCCGCGACGCGATGAAATATCGCGCTGCGCAGAAGGCGGCGAAGACTGCGGCCAAGAAGCCCGTTCCCCCTGTCCAGCGACCCGGCAATGCGTCCTCCAAGGGCGAAGGCCAGGCCGTCGATCTCAAAATCCTTGACCAGAAATTGTCGCGCTCGGGAAGCATGCAGGACGCCATCGCGCTCCTCAATGCCCGCTCCCGCAAGCGCGCATAGGAGCAACGAAAATGGCACTGCCCACCAACACTCAGTCCAGCTACATCACGATCGGCAACCGCGAAGACCTTGAAGACGTGGTCTACCGCATCGACCCGACCGACACCCCGTTCATGTCCTCGGTTTCCAAGGGCAAGGCGAAGGCGGTCAACCACGAATGGCAGACGCAGGCGCTTGCCTCCCCCGACACCGCCAACGCGGTGCTGGAGGGCGACGACGCCACGACCGACGCCATCACCCCGACCGTCCGTCTCGGCAACATCTGCCAGATTTCGGACAAGGTGGCTCGTGTCACCGGCACGCAGGAAGCGGTGGATCACGCCGGCCCCGGCGGCAAGATGACCGAGCAGATGGTGCTCAAGGGCCTCGAACTGAAGCGCGATCTGGAGTCGATCATCGTCGGCACCAACCAGGCCAAGAACGCCGGCAGCGCGGGCGTTGCCCGTAACACGGCGAGCATCCTCTCGTGGATCAAGACGAACAACGCGTCTGGCGCCACGGGCGCGGCCCCGGTGACTGCTGACGGCGTCGTCACCCGCACCGATGGCACGCAGCGCGCCTTCACCGAGGCGCTCCTGAAACCGGTCCTCAAGTCGATCTGGGAGTCGGGCGGCGACCCCGGGACGATCATGGTTGGCGGCTTCAACAAGCAGGCGTTCTCGACCTTCACCGGCCGCAGCACCCCGCAGGAGGACGCCAAGTCCAAGAAGATCGTCGCCTCGGTCGACTTCTACGAGGGCGACTTCGGCCGCCAGTCCGTCACGGCCAGCCGCTTCATGCGGTCCCGCGACTGCCTCGTGCTCGACATGGAGTATTGGGGCGTGGACTACCTCCGCAACATGACCACGAAGGACCTGGCGGTCACGGGCGACAACCAGCGCAAGCAGGTCATCTGCGAGTACACGCTGGTCAGCAAGAACGAGAAGGCGAGCGGCATCGTCGCCGACCTCACGACCTCGTAGGCGGTCTGAACCCTCCCCTCAACTCGGGCGGCTTCGGCCGCCTTTTTCTTTCAAGGAACGACAATGAGCACCATCCACAACATCAACGGCGACCTCGCTGCGGCGACGGCCGTTCTCCAGCCGGGCGATTATATCCCCGTCTATGTCGCGGCCGATGGCGTCAGCAAGAAGATGTCGGGCACGCTGCTCGGCGCCGGCACTGGCGCGGTGGTTTCGACCACGGCCACCACCGTCTCGCTCTCGGCGACCGTGCACGGCAAAAAGCTGCTGGTCATCAACACCAACAGCTCGTCCGGTTGCGCGGTGACCCTGCCAGCAGCCACGGGCACGGGCGTCAGGTACGAAATCCTGAACGGCATCGCCCAGACGCAGGGCACCATCACCGTCGTCCGGTCCGGTTCCGACGTGATGAAGGGCCGGGCGATCTCGCTCGACTCCACCGCGGTCGCCACGCACGCGAACATCTTCGTCTCGCTGGTCGCGACGACCATCACCTGGAACCGCACCACGCAGGGCGGCATCGGCCACGACCACATCACCCTGTGGGACAGCGCCGCGGGTGAATGGCGTGTCCTTGTCGAATCGAACTGCTCGGGCGCCAACGCCACGCCGTTCTCTTAAGGACGGCTCATGCCGAGCCTCCTCCTCGGCTGCGGGAACGACCGCAGGAAGAAGGTCGCGCTCAACGGCGCGGCCGACTTCATCCAGCCGCTCGTCACGCTCGACATGAACCCCAACTGCGGGGCGGATATCGTCCACAACCTGGAACATCATCCGCTCCCCTTCGACGACAACACCTTCGACGAGATGGCCGCCTACGACGTGCTTGAGCACATCGGCCGGCAGGGTGACTGGAAGGGCTTTTTCGACGAGTTCGCCGAGTATTGGCGCATCCTGAAGCCGGGCGGCATGTTCGGCATCGTCGTGCCGATCGGCCCCGACTACCACGCCGACCCGGGCCACACGCGCCACTTCGGCCAGACGTGGTTCGGCTTCCTCGACCAGGAGTGCTACGTGCGGCGGCTAGCTGCCGGCGAGCCGGTTACTGACTATCGCTGGTACTGGAAACGCGACTTTCTCGTTCTGAGCCTGTCGATCATCGGCGACCACCACATCGCGACGATGTTGCAGAAGCGATGAGCGAGAGCATCCCCCTCGGGAACATCTCGGTTGCGATCGGGATGCCGGTCGGCAAGCCCATCCCCCCGCAGACGGTCTCCTCGGTTTTCGCCACCGCGTTCCAGTTGGGACAGATGGGAATCCGTTGCGACTTGCTCATGCAGGTGTGCGGCGTCGTCACGATCGGTCGGGACTCGGTGCTTGACGAGTTTCTGAAGTGCGGAGCGGACAAGCTGTTCTGGATCGACAGCGACATCGTCTGGAGCCCGAACGACTTCATTCGGATGCTGGCGCTCTCGACCAAACATGACGTGCTCGCCGCGGCCTATCCGAGCCGCGCGCATGACGGCAACCTGTTCCAGGTCAACACGGACGGCATAGCCGAACACACGGTCAGCGAGAACGGCCTTATCAACGTCAACGGCCTCGGCCTCGGGTTCTGCATCGTCGACCGGAAGCCGCTTGAACGGCTGGCGGCCAAGGCGCCAAGGGTTTTCGACGGCTACTCCGGCAAGGAGATGGCCGAAGTGTTCCGCGTCGACCGGACGGCCAAGGGCTTCCGGCGCACCGAGGACATCGCGTTCTTCGATGATCTCCGGGACGAGGGTTTCACCATCTGGTGCGACCCGTCCATCGAACTCGGCCACGTCGGCGAAAAGGAATGGCGCGGCCGTTTTGCCGACGCGCTGACAACCAAGGAGACTTGAACATGGCTCTTCCCGTCAACGGCACCTTTATGGATGTCGTCTACAGCGCGCAGATCGTGGACGTGTCGACGGCCTCGATCGCACAGATCCCGATCATGAAGGCCGGCAAGTTCATGGACGCCAAGATTTCGCTCTCCGCAGCGATCACCGGCTCTGACAGCGTCGTCACCGTCAAGAAGTACCCGGCGGGCGTCGTGGGCGATGCCGTGACCATCGGCACGATCACGCTGACGGTGACTGGCTCGGCGGCCGGCAAGAACTATTCCATCGCGATCACCGGCAATGAAGCGGCCCGCACCTTCGCGGACGGCGACACGCTGGCCTTTGACGGCGGCGGCGAGTCCTCGACCACGAGCATCGGCCGCATCTCCGCTATCGTGCGGGGGCCGTAGTCATGAGCATCGCAGGCGTCAAAAGCCTCGGCAATATCGCCTGCGGTCATTTGCAGGTGACGAGCCTGAGCACGGCTGTCGGGCTCACCGTCCCAAGCAATGCGACGTGGGCGCTCATCGAGTGCGAGTCGCAGCAGGTGCGGTGGCGCGACGACGGCACTGACCCCACGACGACGGTCGGTCATGTGATGAGCCCCGGCGACATTCTGACCTACGACGGGACGAAGCTCTCGGCGATCAAGTTCATCGAAGTCGCGGCGAGCGCTAAGCTCAACGTGTCCTTCTATTCGTGAGGGTAGAAGCGATGAACATTGAAAGGGCGATGGCGTTTGTCCACCCCGGCTATCCAGCATCTAGGTTCTTCTCGACGACGGCGGGCGTGATTTCCTCGGCGACCGCTGTTCCTGCCGTCGACACGCTGTACCTCTATCCATTCATCGTCCCGAAGACGATCGCCATCACCGCCGGCCGTGCGCGATCGGCAACCGGTGGGGCGGCTTCCTCGATGAAGGCGGGTGTCTGGGCCAACAGTTCGTCGAACAAGCCGGTAGGTGCTCCGCTGCTCGTTCACAACACCGGTGTGGCGACGACCGCAAACAACACGACCGTCGCGCTGGCGATGACCGGGACGCTTGGCCCCGGCATGTACTGGGTCGGAACCAAGTTCACGGGGACGCTGCCGGCGATGTTCTCAATGTCGTCGACCAACCTTCAAATGGGGCTTCTCGCCGGCACTGGTACCCAAGAGTTCTTCACGGCCAACGCCATTTCGATGGCCGATGCCTACGGCAACGACATGCCGACCATCGCAGCCGGGCAGTCGTTCACCCTCGTGGGGTCGTCGGGCGTGCCGTTCATCGGCTTCGGCACGTAACAATGGTCGGTGCCCTTAGAAACCCAGCCTACGCTGCGGCGCAGGCAAGGGGGTCCGTTGTCTTCCGCCCTATCCGGGACTGGCTCGGCGATAGTGCGCGACATCGCCTCCAGATCATCGACTCGCGCGGCCAAACGCCGGACGGGACCACCGGGGGCGGGGCGGGGGACAGCAACTTCACCAACGCGGACTCCCGGATCGCCTGCCGCAATGGGCCAGTCGCGGCATCCAATCTGCGGCTGGTGTTCAGCAACTACGACATTTCCTCTGGCAAGGAAGTGGCCGCAGCGAACGCCATCACCGTCCGGGCTGCGCTAGAATTTTGGTCGGGGAGCAGCGGGACTTATGTCACCCAAGGCGTGACGTTCAATGGGGCCGACTCCGTCGCCCTCGGCACTCGCGCGGGCCTTGTCATTTCCGATCCGATCGGCGTTACGGTGGACGCCGGGAGGCTGTTCTTCGTCCGCGCGAATGCCCAGGTCGCCAGCGGCGAAGTGTTCCCGGCGCCTGGCCTGAACCATGGCGGCTCCGTCCTCGCAAGCGACCCGTCATCGGGGAACGGCGGGAACATGATCCGCAACACCTCGGCCACCGCGGTCTTTGACACGAGTTCATTCGCCGGCTCGGCGGTTCGCGGGTTCTGCCATCTTGGCGTGCTTGGCGTCGTGGCGGGCTATTGCCCCTCGGTCGTCATTTACGGCGACAGCATCGCCTTCGGATCGGGCGACAGCGTTTCGACCGCGATGCTCTACGGCAATACATCGGGGTTCGTATCGCGCGGGCTGCGGCTCTCGGATGACCGCCTGATCCCGCACGCTTGCATGGCCGTCTCGGGCACGACGATGGGGCATCTGGGGACGAACGCCGCCCTCTGTGGCATCGATAATCCCCGCCGCTGGGGCATGCTCGATTATGCGACGCATGCGGTCTTCAACTACGGCCGCAACGACATCTCCAGCGGGTCAAGCCTGGCGGCTCTCCAAGGGTATGCGGTGCTGGCGTGGGGGCGGGCCAAGGCGCGCGGCGTCAAGGTTGCCCAATGCAAGATCATGCCGAGCACGACCAGCACCGATAGCTGGGCGACGCCGGGCAACCAAACGGTGACAACTGGATTCGGCATCGGCGGCATCCGAGACCAGTTCAACGCTTGGATCAGCACAAAGCTGGCGGACGGGACGATCGACTATGTGATCGACCCCAATCCTTACGTCGAAGACCAGATCAATCTGAGCAAGTGGGTGACGTCCCCATCGCCCGTGACATCTGACGGCGTCCACCCCAATACCGCCGGGCACCAGGCAGCGTCTGCCGCCGTCCGCGTATGGGCCGAACAGATCGCCCTCGGAGCCTGAATAAATGTCCGCCATGCAGCGCCGCATCCACCGCGATCACTCCGAGCGCAAGACGACGTTCGTTGTCTCGCAGGACGTTCAGCCCATCCTCGACTGGAACAAGGTGCTTCGTTCCCAGCGCCAGAAATCCGACTGGGGCCGGCATGTGGCATCGGTCCCGAACGTCATCATCAACCGATGGCTCCAGGAAGAGTGGGCGCGCGGCAACACCACCATCCAGCTTGGCGATGCCGAGTTCATGCAGATGGTCCGCAAGAAGCTCCGCGACCCGGAATGGGCTTATCTGAGGACCGGCTGACATGGCGCTCACCAGCTATTCCGGCCTTCGCTCTTCCATCAAGGACTGGGCGGAGCGGACGGGCCTGTCCGACGATCTGGTGAAGGACTTCGTCGTCCTCACCGAGTCCATCTTCAACTACGGTGAGAAGGACGAGAGCGGCGGAGATCTGGTGCGCCCGGTTCGTACCCGCGACATGGAGACGACGGCCACCATCACCATGACCAGCGGGGCGGGCGACCTTCCCACGGGCTTCCTCGAAGCGATCAAGGTCAAGGACCCCGGTGGCACGACCCGGACCATCCGTTACGCCACGCCCGACTGGCTCGACGAGAATTACCCCTCGGGGCAGGACGGCACCTATCCCGAGTTCTACACGGTCATAGGCTCGTCGCTTCTCTGCCCGATCGACGTGAGCCTGACCTACTACGCGGCGATCGACACGATCACGGGCAACGATGGCGCCTACAACTGGCTGCTGACCAAGGCCCCGTCCGCCTACCTGTACGGCGGGCTGATGCAGTATTCCATCTACAACAAGAACCCGGAGGCGGCCGCCGGCTATCGGAGCCTGATGATCAACGCCCTCGGCGGGCTGAACACGCAGGACATCATGTCGTCGGCCGGGCAGTACGTCCGCCGCGCCGGGATGACGGCGTACTAGGATGCCCGCCTTCCCGGCCTGGCGCCCCGATGCCTACAGTATCGGGACGGGCTTTGCGCCCGACGTGAGCGGCGTCCTGCCGGCTGCGGGCGGATGGGGGCCATGGGCGGCGCTTGAGGCCCTGTCGGGCGCTGTGGCGGCCGCAGTGCGGGGCGCATTCATCGGTCGGACGAGCGCTGGCGCTGCGGTCATCTTCGCGGGAACGGCGACGGCGCTCTATCAGTATGCCAGCGCATCCTCATGGACGGATGTGACGCGGGCGAGCGGCGGAGCCTATGCCCTCGGGGCAGACAATTCGTGGTCGTTCGACCAGTTCGGCGACGTGGTGATTGCGACGAACGGGGTGGATGCGCCGCAGTCCTTCACGCTCGCATCCTCGACCAAGTTCGCAGCGCTGTCGGGCTCTCCGCCGGTCGCCAAGTTCGTCAAGGTGGTCGGCGACCATGTGTGGCTCTTGGGCCTCACCGGCTCGGCGCTGGGGCCTTCAGGGCTGTTCCCCACCGGCCTCAACCAGATCGCATGGTCGGGCTTCCGGGACGTGACCTACTGGACGCTCGGCGAGAAATCGACGGGCTTTGCATCGTTCCCCTCGGGCGGCTTCGTCCAAGGCTGCACGACGCAGATTGCCGGGCTGGTGTTTCTCGAAAGGGCTGTCTGGCGCTTCGTCGCGGACCAGATCAAGGTGTTCGACTTCGCCCCGGTTCAGGAGGAGCAAGGCACCCCATCCCCGCAAAGCATCGTCCAGCACGAGGGGGATGCGTACTTCTACGGGACGGACGGGTTCTGCGCGATCGGCAGCCAAGGCGTGCGCCAGATCGGCAACGAGTGGGTCAACAACTGGTTCCTTGAGCAAGTGAACCAGAGCCGCTTCAAGCAGATCATCGGCGCACTCGACCCGGTCAAGATGCGGGTGTTCTGGATCTACCCGGACTCGACCAATTCGAGTTCCTACACCCACAACGGCATCCTCTGCTTCGACATGCTCAACCAGGAGCGGCCTTGGAGCAAAGCCGACATCGAGTGCGAATACATCTTCTCCGGCACGACGCCGGGGGCAACGCTCTCCGACCTCGCCTCGCTCTACACGACGCTTTCGGGCGTGCCCTATGCCATCGGCTCGGATGCGTGGCTTGGCGGCGCTCCCCGGCTGGCAGCATTCGACAGCGCCCACCAGCTGGCGTTCTTCC